CGTCTTCCTGGCTGGAAGGTTCTTCCAATACTGTAGCCTTGGGTTTGACGACTTCGTCGGCAAGGCCCTCCGACACGGCTTCCTGGGGGTTGAGCCAGGTCTCCTCTTTCATCAGCGACAGATAGTGAGCCTTCTTGCCCGAGCCGCCCGAACGCTCCGCGTAGATTCCGGCGATGGTGGCGGTCTGCTTGTCCAACAGCTCGGCGTAGGTGCGCATGTCGGCGGCGTTGCCCATCGCGATCCCCCACGCCTCGTGGATCATCATTTGTGATCCGGTGATCATGGTCCGCTTGTCGCCGGCCTGAGCGATCACCGAGGCAATGGAGGCAGCGAGAGCGTCGACCTGGACGTTCACCCAGGCGTGATGGGTGCGGAGAGCGTTGTAGATGGCGATCCCATCGAAGATGTCCCCGCCTCGAGAGTTGATGTGCAGGTCGATCTTGCCGACTTCCACCTCGGCGAGACTCCGCACGAAGTCGGCGGCGGTGGTGCCGAAATAGCCGATCTCGTCGTACAGCCAGATCTCGGCACGGTCCTCGTCGGCGACGTTGACGATTCGATACCAGTCGTCCTGGACCGGCATCCGGTTGAACACCTGCCGCCCGGAGAGCAGATTGCTAGGTCGCATTGGCGGGGATCATATCACTGGAAGGTTCTGGAACCACGTCACCTAGATGTGAGATGGGTGGAAGGCCGAACGCTTCGAGAGACTCGGCCGGGTCGAATCTCTGGGCGACAAGCATCTGGACGGCTTGGGCTGCCATTCTCTTGTCCTCTCGCTCGTCCATTACCGAGCGGGGAATGATGGCGTCGAAGTCGAACTCGTAGCCGTCGCCCATCGTGCCGAATTGGGGGAGGAAGTCGTCGTTGAGCATGGTCCGCCACCGTCTCAGCCGAGGAATCAGGAGCTGGTCGGCGAAAACGAAGGAGGCTGCTTCGGCGTTGGCCCGGTTCACGTCCTCCACATCGCCAAGCATGGGCTTGGGAAACCCCCACGCCTGGCGGAATGTTTCACGTGAAAACCTCCGCAACTGTTCGAACTGCATGTCCCGCATGGTGTAGGTGCGTTCCTTCCACGTGCCCGCCTCCACCACCGCGACCTTGTGGGCGTTGTTGACCCCCTTGTGTTGCTGCTCCCAATGCTGCACCAGCTTGTCGAACTCCTCGTCACTCAGAATCTCGGGTATCTCGAGGATCCCACCGGGCTCGGCGCCGTTGTGGAAGAACATGGTGTTGTACGCCGAAGCTGCGTGCTCACCTTCGATGTCGATGAGCAGAGTCCCGATCGGACCTATCCCACGGTAGGGGTCAAGAGGTGAGGGACGCTTGTTGTAGATCGCATCGTTGAGGGCGAGAGGAACCTCGTCGCGGCCGTTCTTGTAGATGTAGCCGGAGATGAACTCGGTCGGTGAAGGAACCGGGCGCATCCGGTCGGGACGTACCGGCCACAACTCGACCGGTGGGCCGTTGGGGAACTTCGCGGCGCGGGAGAGGAGCATCCACATCTCCCCGGTGAGCTCGAAGTGCTGTTGGAGGGTCTCGAAGAACTCGGTCCGGGTGTAATGCTGGTTCGGCTTGTTGAGCACAACGAGAGCCGGGTGGGTCTTGGTCTCGGTCCGGTCTTCGGGTTTGGCAGCCTTGCGGTAGAGCCGCCATTCCACCGCGGCGATCGAGGTTGAGATCCGGTCGACAATCGCGAAGATCGTTGACTGCGCGCCCATCGCTCCGAGATACTTCTCCTGAGGAGGACGGTCCGAGGTGGCCTTGAAGATGGAAGACCGGCCACCGCCGTAGGGGATAGGCGTGCGGTTGAGGAGAGAGCCGACGATTGACTTCACCCGGCCATGCTAACCATCCGCGTTCAGAGATTTACGTCTACCTCGTGATGTGGTGTGCCAGAGCCCGCAGCGATGGCATAGATACTCGGTGAGTTTGCCGCGGTGGCTCCGTCGTTCTCGGATGAACTTTCGTGCCTTAGCCGCGCTCTCCCATGCCACCTTCCCCGACGGGCACTCGGACAAGACCCGATCGGAGCGACTCACACCCGATCGATCGTCTTGCCATTCTCGCCAACGATGAAGATATTGCGGGTCGTAACCACGGCTTCGATCCCCTTGGCCGAATGCCACCAGACATAACGAAAGGCGACCATGTCCTGGTTCACCTCGTACTGAGTCTGGTCAGCGGTGAACTCCAGCATGTGGAGGTAATTGACCGATGCCCCGAGCGCCTCGCTGAAATCCACATCGCCAGGTGAAACCAAATTGTGGTTGTCATCCCATTGCGCGTTCTTGCCGAGCTTGACTGCTACGTGGTCAAAGTAGATCGGCGGTTCGACTTCGATGAGGAACTCGCCTCTTTGGCCGTAGGGGTGGTTACCCGCGGTGACCTTGACGTACATGCCTGTCTCCTGTCTGTCTGTGACCCCCGAGGGTCGGCCTGAGAAGAACGGTAGCCCGTCAGTCTGACTGCGCGCGGTATCCACCCACTACCAGGAGCGCCCCGGCCACCAGCCATGCCCAATCCCCGGCAAGGCGCGCGGTGCCGATCACGATGACGACGAACCCGGCAATGTCCAGGAGGACGGGCGCGGCCTTCTTGAGGAGGGCGGGGAGTTGGGGGGAGATCGGTTTGTAGGTCATGCGCGGACCTGAGCTAGGAACTGCTCACCGATGAACTTGGTATACGCCGGGGGGATAGCTTCTTTGGTGCCACGCCAATCAGCCCAGTCCATACCCATCGCCATTTGCGCTTCCAGAAGGTTGTCTGCGCGAGCCATTCGAGAGTACCCATCGGGGTGCTGACGGTCTCTGCCAGCATGCGCTCCGTACACTCCCACAAACTCCCGGCCTTCATGTTGACAGGTTGGGCTCAACGCCAGCCAGTTCAACTCGAAGTAACGATGCCGGCGTACACCTAGACTAAACATTGAACCACACAGCTTAAGGACCCCCCGAAGCGGACTCCCGGGGACGTTCTCCATCACCCATGCAGCCTGGCCCGCAAGCAATGCCCTGGTTGGGACCACTAAGTCAACGGCGGCCGACCGGCGGCCTTGAGCTTCGTTAACTCGACGCATGCTGCTGAACGCCTGGCATGGGGGAGAGGCGTGAATCAGATCAAAGTCTTCTAGCCGTACCGGTGGCCTCAGCGCGTCAGCCTGTACGAACCGGAACGGGTAAGCCGGTTGAGGGACGATGTCGACGCCGACGATCTCGGTGAAGCCCGCCTGCGAATACCCCATGGCCGCGCCACCCGCGCCGCAAAACAGGTCTAGGAGTCTCATAGCCATCTCACTCTCGGTCGGCCGGTGGGCACCAGATGGTTGTACCCGTGGGCGGCGGCGTCTACTTGGTCGTCGTGGTCGCCTCCGGGGAACCAGTCCAACTCGGATTTGAAAGCGTCGTTCCAGTCTCCTTGAACGAGGACCACCCGACCGTCGTTCACCGCCGAGGCGAAGTGGAACGCTCGGACCTCCTTCGACCCGGTCACCGGGGCGGGGACCACTCTGCCAGTTTTTTCCACACCGGCGAGCATCCGCTTGAACAGGGCGACCATGATCTTGCCGGCGGCGCCCTTCTCCTCCTCGATGACCTGCTTGCAGTTCGACCCATCCTCCTTCGCGGTGCTTCTGACCGTCTCGGTGATCTGGTCAGGCGCGGCTCGTTTGCGGACGATGTCACAGATGTAAGTAGTCCTCCCGTCGAACGCCACCTTCAAACCGACCGTGAAGTCAGGGTTCGACCCGTCGTCCTCGGTGACGGCGAAGTCCCACACCCGGCACACCTTCGCCGAATCCGGGTAGGACTCGACGGTCTCGAGTTTCCCCACGTTGAAAAACTGGTCGCCCTCGTCTGCGGGCTCAGCCAGGTAGAGCTCGCGGAACACCGCGTCGGGAAGGATGTCTTTGGCGTCTTCGGCCTCCTCCTGATCGAACACTCCCGCCTCTACCGCATCCCACACCGTCAGCTTGGCGTAGTGGTAACCCTTCGTCCCCGCCTCGGCACGTCTCGCGAGCTTGTAAGCCCAGTTCTTCCGGCCCTTCACGTTGCCGATGATCCGCACCGGGCCCTTGGTGGCGGTGAGAGTGGACCGGATCGCGTACCAGGCGTCCTCTTTCATCCGGGTGGCCTCATCTATCACCGCGGCATAAACGTCCTCACCGAACAGAGAGTCGGGCTTGTCCCCGGATTTGAACCAGATCACCGCCCCATTCGCCAAGGTCAGGGTCATCTCGGTCTCGTTGGCGGTGAAGCTCCCGTCGGGAAGGAAGCGTTTCAGCCGACGGTAGGCGATCCGCGAGGTGGGAAACGTCGGAGCGATCCACCAGTAGTTCTTACCCCAACCCCCATAAAGCGCTGCCTGCTCGTGGATCCACACAAGGCACCCCACGGTCTTGCCGGTCTTGGTCGACGCCTCGATCACCCCGTACCGCGCGGGAGCGAATATCGCCTCCTCCTGTTTCGGATAGAGGTAGGGACGTTGGTAGACCAGTC